ACTCTTAAATTGCCCGGTTTTGAGGTCACTCGGGACCGGATTCGGCACGACAGCGGCGGGGAGTTCATCTTTCGCGGGCTGAGCAGGAACATCGAATCGGTTAAGTCCCTGTTTGGCGTGAATGTGGTGTGGTTGGAGGAGTCCCAGACACTGTCTGAGGAGTCTCTGCGGGTACTGACCCCCACTATTCGTGAGTCTGGTTCCTATTTTCTGATGTGCGCGAACCCGCGCAGTCAGGCGGACCCATTTACTGAGTATTTCTTGAAGGGTAGGGAAGGAATCCTCCGCAGTGAGGGGCTTTTTGAGGACGATCTGCACACGATTGTCCGCGTGAACTACGACGGCAACCCCTATTTTCCGGCTGAGCTAGAGCTGGAGCGCAAGCGCGATAAGAAGATGCTGTCCGCTGCCATGTACAACCACATTTGGGAGGGCGAAACGCTTGATGAAGTCGAGAACAGCCTCATCCTCGCAGACTGGTTCGACGCCGCGCTGGAGATTGGCGAGAGAATCAAATATCGGGACTCGGGCGCGAGAGTTTGCGGCCACGATATTTCAGACACGGGAAAAGACGCAAAAGCAGTCGTCATCCGGCACGGGGCGAGAGTCCTCGACATGGGCCTCAAGCACGATGGGACCGCGTCTGACGGCCTGGACTGGGCAGTTGACTTCGTTGATCGATACCACTGCGACTCGTTTGTCTACGACCAAGACGGCGTTGGACTCGGGCTTACTAGAGAGGTCGAGAGATCGCTTGGTAACCGCAACATCACAATCACTGGTTTCCGGGGTGGCGAAACACCGGAAAATCCTGATGCGTTCTTTGATGGACATCGAAAAAACCGTGATGCGTTCTTTAACCGACGAGCGCAGGCCTACTGGAACCTTCGGGAGCGCTTTTGGAAGACGTATCAGGCTCAAGATGGCGAGTATATCGACCCGGACGAGCTTATTTTTCTTGACCCAGAGCATTCGCTTATATCCCAGCTTAGAAGCGAAATATGTCGAATGCCCCTTAAGCCGCACCAGGGCGGAAAGATCCAGTTAATGCCGAAGACTGAGCGAGCGAAGCCGCCGCTTAGCCTTCCTTCACCAGACTTAGCCGACGCAATGGCTTATGCGTTCTCAGTACAAGACTTTATTCATGGATCTTGGAGCGCTCCTATCGATTACAAAGAGTCCGCATACATATGATGAGCGAAGACGACATTAAGGGAATTATCGCGGGGGAGATGACGAACGCCTCTCGCGATTCTCTGTTAGCGAAGAAAATTGAGGCCAATCGTTACTACAACGGCGAATTGCCAGCCCCCAGCGGGATCATGGGCCGTTCCAATGTTGTCAGCACAGATGTGTGCGATGCGGTGGAATGGCTGCTCCCTAATCTTGTTGAAAGCCTGACTGGCAAGGCCGTGAAGTTCCAGCCGATGAGCGCGCAGGACGAAGATCAGGCCGAGCTAGAGACCGACCTAACCCACTTTGCTTTTTCCGAAGAGAACAACGGCTACCTCAACTTGTATGAGGCGGCGAAGGATGCCCTATTGACGGGTGTTGGCATCTGGAAGATCTATTTCGACGATACCCCAGAGCGAGTGGTTGAGCATTACGCCGGGGTCGATGAAAGCCAAATGCAAGCGCTGTTAGGCGACCCGATGTTGGAAGTGACCAGTATTGAGCGGTCCGAGACTGATGGCACCAACGTAACGGCTGCGCGAATTACGCGCTCCGGCAAAGTTAAGGTAGAGGCAGTTCCTGCGGAAGAGTTTAGGGTTTCAGATGATGCTGACAGCCTTGATTTGACCGAAGCACGATTTTGCGCCCATACAGTCCGTAGGACTGCCTCTGACCTGCTTGCTGCAGGTTACGATCCAGACATTATTGATGCTGCGGCTTATGACAACCTGGAGCGCGATAGTGAGAATCACTACTCCAGCGACCTCGACCTAGACGACAGCCAGAAGCAGATTGTTGTCACCGAGGCTTATCTGCACATCGATGTCAATGAAGATGGGATCGGCGAGTTCTGCAAGATCACCTTTATTGGCGAGAGCAACCCGAGCGAGATATTGGACATTGAGGAGATTGCGGAGACGCCTTTCGTGGCGATGTCTGCTATCCCAGCGCCGCACAAGTTTGAGGGCGTGTCGGTCTTTGACCGATTGAAGCAGGTTCAAGACACAAAGACTGCTGTTCTGCGCTCAACGCTTGATTCGTTCTACCAATCGATTAACCGCATCAAGGTTGTGACCGAGGGTTCGGTCAACATTGATGACCTGCTGGTTACGCGACCGGGCGGGATCATTCGCGCTAAACAGCCCAACTCAGTACAGGAGCTGGGCGGCACGTTCTTTGGTGGTGAGGCGCTCCAGTTGCTGCAGTACGCAGACACTCAGAAGGACAGCCGTGTAGGCGTATCACCTGACATGGCTGGTCAGGCCAACCTTGTTAACCAGGAATCGGCCCACGGCGTGGAAAGGATCCAGTCGGCAAAAGAGATGCTGGTCGGCTTGATGATTCGCAGTATCGCCGAGACCGGGATACGCCCAGCCTATCGGCTCATCCGTGACCTGATGGTCCGGTATCAGACGGCGACCGTGCCTTACAAGTTTCGTGGTCAGTGGATGAACGTCAACCCATCAGACTGGGGTGAGCGCAGCCGCATGACGGTTTGCGTTGGTACTGGCGCGTCCAACGATGACGCCAAGATCATGGGCCTACAGCAGTTGCTCGCGGTACAGCAGCAGATGATGCAAGACCCTGCTCAGCCGCTGGTTGATTACAACAAGATCTACAACACCCTCGACCAACTAACCACTCTGGGCGACATCGGCGAAGCGGAAAAGTATTTCTACAACCCCATGAGCCAGGACGGCCAGATGTTCGGCCAGCAGAAGCAACAAGGCCAGCAGCAAGCTCAGCAGGAGGCCATGCAAAAAGAAGCTATGCAGTTGCAGATGCAGCAGGCAACAGTCCAGGCGCAGATGAAGGTAGCCGACGCTGAGATGGGCAAGGCGCAGGCAACCCAGCAGAACGGCCAGCTCAAGGCTCAGATAGACGCCATGAAGAACCAACACAACCAAGAGATTGAGCAGTTGAAGGTTGCGCTGCAGGCGGCGAAGGACAACAAGGCTCAAGAGTTCCAGCTACAGAACATGAAAACCCAGGCGGCATTGAAGCTGACTGAGTTGGAGATACAAGCAAAGCGAGATTTAAACAAGGATGTTCAAGACAACAAGGACGCGGTGAATGGTAGACCTACAGAAGGAAGCGAGGAGGGGACGGGCGGCCAGAGCAGAGTTGGCTCTGGTTAAAGAACACCTGGAACAGGAAAAGCAGCGACTGTTCGGACAGTTCTGCGATCCACGCTACGAGGAGGAAGTTTACATAGTAAGGGAACAGGCGAAGGCGCTACACCGGCTGGAAGAGTTCCTAGAGTCGCTAGTAACTACTGGAGAGCTAGCAGAAAAAGCAAATGAAGGAGAAACGCGATGAGCAGCGAATCTAGCCCGACACAACATGAGGGGGAGCGCGGCAACACCGTAGATCAGGTGGCAGAACTGCTGATGGCAGACGAGCCAACTGTAGACGAGTCGGAAAAGGAGGAGGCAGTACACCGCCCCAACGATGACGACCTTGTCGATGAAAGTGAAGAACTGTCAGAAGTTACAAACGCACAAGAGTCTGATGATGAGGTCGAAGACCTCGACGCTGACGACTCCAATGAGCAAGAGACCGATGACGACGATGGACTCGCATCCTTAGCCGCAGAGCTTGGATTAGAAGCGGACAAACTGAGCCTCTCAGAGGACGGTGACATCCTAATCAATCTCAAGGTCAACGGTAAGACCGAAACCGTCGATTTGAAGGAAGCGATTGCGGGTACTCAGTTCCACAAGGCCAACGATGAGAAGGCCCGAGTGTTAGCAGAGGAACGCAAGAGCTTTGAGTCAGAGAGAGCGCAAGTTGCACAACAGTACTCAGAACAGCTACAGCAGATTCGTGGCCTGGGTGAGATGTTGCAGAACAAGCTGACGCAGGAGTTCCAGGGCATTGATTGGGATCGTCTGCGCGTCAGTGATCCCGCTGAATGGACTGCCAAGCAAAGAGAGTTTGAGATTCGCAACCAAGAGTTGCATCAGGCTGGTCAGATGCTTGGACAACAGATGCGGGCAGAGCAAGAGCGAGAGGCACAGCAAGAGGCGGAGTGGAGGCAGCAGGTAATGCAGTCCGAGCGCGCCATAATGATTGAGAAGAACCCATCGTGGGCAGACGAGGAACGGATGAGCGGCGATATCAACAAGATCGTCGATTATGCACGTTCTAACGGCTTTGAAGACGATGAGTTGCAACAGGTCATTCACTCTCGACATGTCGAAGTTCTGAAAAAGGCGATGCTATACGACCAAGGCAAGACAGTTGCCGACAAGAAGGTCAAGCAAGCGCCAAAAATGCAACGAGCCTCCAATGGTCGCTTTGTCAAAAGTAAGAACGGCAAAGTTAATAAGCTAATTGAGCGCGCACAGAACGCCAAAGGTGCAAACAAAAGGGAAGCACAGGCTGACGCTGTAACCGCTCTGCTCATGGGAGAGTAATCATGGCAACAGGTAACATTGACAGCTTCGACTTAAAGTCGATTGCAAAGGGAGGCGTCATCAATGAGGACGTCATGCAGAAGATCTTTGACATCTCAAAGATCCCCCTGCCTTTCACGGACCTCGTAGGTTCGACGACCCACAAGAACGAGCGTTTTGATTGGGTGGTCGATGAGCTTCGCGCTCCCGACGTAACCAACGCCCGCGTTGACGGTTCAGACGCTGGTGCTGCCGCTGAGGCTGGTGGCGCGCGCGTGGGTAACCACTCGCAGATCTCAGACGAGGTCATCGCCGTTTCGTACCGAGCAGATGCTTCGGATACAGTCGGGAGAACTCGTGAGCTTG